GAGCAGCTCGACGGCCTTGGGTCCGATCTCGGCGTCTGCCTGCTGCATGAACTTGCGTGGCTTGATGCCTCGGGCGGGCCAGCCGTAGTTGATCGCCCCGGCGTAGGGCACCGAGGCTCGGCCTGCGGTGACGATGGCCTTGCCCTTGGCCTTGTTTCCTCGGATGGAGGCGCGGAGCTTGCCCGAGCGGGACGGCGCGGCGGCGGCGGCGATCTCGGCCGCACGGGCGGCGATAGCGCCCATGGCCTCTTTGAGGTCCTCGACCTCGACACCGGCATCCGTGAGTGCCTTGACGACCTCGCGGAGCCCGGTGACGTGGGTCCCGGCAGGCACTAGAACGTGCCGGTGGTGAGCAGAGTCGGGACGCCGTCGAACTCCCACTCGCAGGAGAACAGCTGAGCCTTGTTGACGGTGCTGTCGGCCTGCCCGCCGAGCCAGTCACCCTTGGGCAGGGTGATGACGACGTTCCCCGAGTAGCCGGGGCTCGTGGCGGTGAAGGTGGTCACGCCGTAGGGGTTCACGACGCACGCGACGGTGGTCCCAGCGGCGCTCAGAACCTTGTTCCACAGCGACGCGGCGGCACCGGAGTCCTGCTTGGCGGTGAACTGCAGGGTGTAGACGACGGCCCCGCCGAGGGCGGCGGCGGCGAACGTCTGGAGCGAGGCGTCAGCGGGCGCGGTGGTGACCACGGCCTTGGTGACCTCGGCGGTGTACTCGACGGCGCCGATCTTGAGCTTGAGGAGCCGAGTGCCGATGGCGGTCATGAGGGTTCCTTCCCTAGAGGTACGTGGCGCCGCTGGAGTCCTCGCGGACCCCCTCGAAGATGACGCCGTTGACGGGGTTCTGACCGAACAGCAGGTCAGCGGGCGTTACGGTGGTGATGACGAGCTGGTCGGACAGCGCGCCGATGATCGTGTCGATGTGGGCGTCGAGGTACGTCTCACCGGCCACAAGGTCTTGCGGCAGTGCCAGCCAGACCTGCCAGGTGTCCATGAAGCCGTAGCCGTTCTCGGAGCGGGCTCGGTTCGCCAGGCGGACGCATGCGTCACCGGGCTTGGTCAACTGGCGATAGTTCGGGGTGCACTTGATCCCGGTGACGGTCTTGGCGGCGTCTGCGATGGCCTGCCGGGTCGCGGCGTTGGTCATCGCACACTCACCCGCCGGAACGGGCGTTCCAGGCGCCGGACCTCGGCGTCGAGGCCACCCACGTTGTTGGTGGCCACGGCACCGTCGGCGATGACGGCCTGTACGCCGAGCGGGAGCGCCCGCACCGCGAGGTTGTGGGCGACGCGGCGGAACAGTGCCTCAGCGAGGTCTGCTGGGTAGGCCTGCGGGACGGGGTTGCCGTTGCCGTCGAGCGGGTCGGCTGGCAGCCGCACCGCCCGGACCTGAGCCGCCGTCTCGCTTGCGAGCGCGGCAGTGATCTCGGCGTCCGACCATGAGGTGTCGGTGCCGAGGTACGCCTTGGTGGCGGTCAGGTCCGGGGCGATGGGCATGGTCAGTCCTCGGTGCTCTCGGGCGTCGGCTCGGGGCGCTCGTCCGCCGGGCGAACCGTGACCTTGGCGAACGTGTTGGACTCGGTGTCCCACGCCTCGTACTCCCCCGGCTCCAGGACCACGAAGTGGCCACCAGAGACGAGCGTGCCGGGGTTGCTCGGCGTCTTGACCGAGCAGAGGTACGGCGCGTCCGGGATGGCCCAGACATCGCCCACGTACAGGTCCTCGGCCTTGGCGGCCCGCTTGCGTGCGGTGGCCATCAGTACGTCACCTTGGCGATGCGGTTGACGTCGAGGACGCCGCCGCCCTTGTAGCCGAAGATGCCGAAGCGCAGGCCCATGGCGGTCGTCTCGGGGAGCGCGATCCGCTTGGGCGTGGCCGACATCCAGAAGCCGATCGCGGACGGGTCCACGAGGTAGGACTTCTTGTTGACCCCGGTGGCACCGAGGCCCGCGGCGGGCAGCCACGGGTAGCCGCCGATGGCCATCGACTGGTAGCGCTCGGCCACCGTGCCGCTGGCGTTCTGCGGGTTGATGATCGGGTACACCTTGCGGCCGTTGCCGTCCTTGGCGGCGTTGAGCTTGCCGTAGAGGTCGATGTGGCCGAAGGCGTACGCGAACGCGTAGTCCGAGAACGCGAGGACCGAGAGCTTGGACTCCAGAGCCGTGGTGAGCGCGGTGTCCACCTCGGTCCCGGCGAACGCGGCCCCGAGCTCGGCGGCGGCCGAGCCGGTGAGCACGGCGGCGGCGGCGTTCTCCCGAGCGATGGCCCACTGGCGCTGGACCTCAGCCCAGATCAGTGCGGAGGTCTGCGGGTTGCCGCCCGCGTCCACGACCTCGCGGTTGACCTCGATGAGGCCGTCGAGCGCGGACGGGGTGACGGTCAGCGAACCGGTCGTGAACGTGCCGTCCGTGGGCTCGACGCCCTCGACGTGGGTGTTCACCATGTTCCCGGAGGTCGCGAAGCTCGGGATGATGAACGGCACGCCGCTCTGGAGGTCGCCGGTCGTGATCGCGTCCGCGATGGGCGTCTTGTGGACCGGCGGCGCCACGTAGAGGTCCGGCCGGTAGTAGGTCGGCTGGAGGCTGGAGACGTTCGCCTGCGTGACCGCCGCGAAGTCGATGGACTCGTTGAAGTCGGCCAGTCGCTGGCCGGCCTCGGAGTCGCCTCGGGCGAACGCGAACATGTCGGTCGAGTAGTCGTATTGACCGGCCTTGCCGTCGAAGCGGTAGAGCTGCGGCTCGTTGACCTTGATGCCCAGACCGGCGGGGACGACCTCGCGGGGCGGAATGCCAGCGCCCGGGGCTGCCCCAGGGATGGCGGCGAAGGCTGCCGTCACGGCGGTGGCCACCATGGCGTTCAGGTCCTCCTGACGGGCGAACTCCTGCGGAGCCGCCTCGGGATCGGCGCCGGACTCCGGTGCCGGGTTCTCGTCGCCCATGGCGACCTCCTTTGTGTTTGCGCCGTCCTTGCTGGCGGCGACAGATGTGACCCGCGCGTCATCGAACGCCGGGCGTGGGGTGAGGGCGACGCCCGAAAGCGCGATGGTCGCGCCGTGCGCTACGCCGTCCTTGACTGCGAACTTGGACGACTTCCCCAGCTCGGCGGACAGGCCGTCGTAGACGTGGTCCTCAGCGAGGGAGAGCGCTCGGTCTCCCTCGGAGCCACGGGCGACCTTGAACGTGCCGACGATGCCGTCAGCCGTCTTGTCGAGCGCGGTGGCGTAGCCGACCGTGTTGGCCGGGTTGTGGTCCAGGTTGAGCTTGACGCGGGACACGTCGGCTGGCAGGGCGAAGTCCGTTGCCTCGGAGAAGGTGAACTTGCCCTGCGGGTTCTCCCCCACGACGTTGAACGGCAGGACGACGCCCTTGATGGTGCGCGCCTCGGCGTCAACGGCGAAGACGTGCGATGCGGTCGTGGTGAACGTCTGCTCAGTCACTGTGCGATCTCCTTGGGAGCAGGGGCGGGAGCGATGGCGCTGGGGTCGCGAGGCGGCAGTGTTGGGTCGAAGTAGCTGCGTGCCTCGTCGTCGGTGAACAGGCCGGAGTCCTTGCCCTGAACGGCGATGCCCATGCGGGTCTCGTCGTCGGCGCGGAGCAGGTCAGAGAGGTTGGTGCGGGCGGTGTAGCCGCGCGGCGTCACGTCGCCCATGGAGAGCCGCTCGTCTACGGCGGTCATGTAGCCGCGCAGTGTCCGCGTCACGAGCTGGTTGGCGCGGTCCTGAGCGTTGAAGTAGGTCCGGCTCGTAGTGGCCACGCCCAGGTCCTCGGCGTCCACTCCCATGACGCGGGCGATCTCCAGGACGGCGTGCTGCCGAGCCTCGGTGAGCTGGAGTTGCTCGGGGTTCCACCCGGCGGTCTTGTAGTTCAGCCACGGCGGGACGTAGCCGGTGGACCGCAGGCGGCGGGCGGCGTCCCAGCCGTCCATGATCGCGTCGAGGTCGTCATCGTCGATGTCGTAGTTGTCGACGGGCTGGAAGTAGTCCAGCGGCTGGTTTCCGTCCGAGTAGCGCAGGGCGGCAGCGTCGAGGGCGAGAGCAGAGCGGATGGCACGAGCACCAGCGGTGAGCAGACCCTCGTTGGGTGAGTCGAACCGGATGATCTCGGCGTCATCGACGTACTTCCACACGGTGCCGGTGTTGCCCTGCGTGGATCGGTACACCTCGCCTGTCGGGTAGACCGAGACGGTGCGCGGGTCGAGGCGCACGACGTGGGCCGGGTAGCCGTTCCACTGCCACTCGGTGACGTACCACCAGGCCACGCCCTCGAACATGAGGTCCTCGTAGGTGCGGGCCATCGTCACCGAGCGAGGGATGCCGCGCTCGGGCTGAGCGATGAGCGGCGAGAACGTCGAAGGTGAGCCGTCCGGGGCGTACTGTTCGATGGGCAGAGTCGCCAGGGTGCCCGCGATGATGTCGCGACCGCGCTTGACAGCGGGGACCTGCATGGACGACGCCCTAGAGACGCGGCCCATGGGCTGTACGTCGTTCGGGTAGGCGGTGACCTCGGTGAACCAGGCGGGCATGTCCGCGATGTCAACGGAGAAGTTCAGCGACTCCATCG